CCAACAATTGAGGGACTTGCTAAGAATGCAGATAAAAATCTTTTCTCAGAGAAAGCACTTGAGGATAATATTAAAAGTAAAGAGTATACAGATGTAGATAGAGCAGTGTTTGCACATTATCTAGAAGTAGAAGAAATGGCAAATGGAGTTACTAATCTTACACAGAAGTTAAACTTTGATACTAGTAAAACCTCTACACTGTTTGAAGCAAGAACAAAACTCAGTGAATTAAATGACCTGGCAAATGGTATATCACAGGAGTCTGTTGACATGATAATCAATAACTCTCCTAAGGGTGCGTTTAAAATTCAAGATTTTATTGTTGATGTCTTCAAAGATATATTCCCATTAAGAGATGGTGACAAATTAAATAATCATATATCTTCTGCTTTGTTGGCACGGGATAAGAATTTTAGACAAAAGCTGTCAACACTTAAGAAAAAAATAGGTATGGCGGATGATGAAGATGTGATCAATAAATATAGATCAGATCTTATTTCATTTATCTTCCAGCAGCATTATTATAAGTTTGATCCAAATGCAAAAACATATAATGGCGTAGATCTTACTTATGATATTCAAGAAGTAAAATCACTTAATAATGGTGCTTTTGTAAAGGACGGTGTACTTTATGTAGATAAGGCAAAAATTAAAGAGATATTTAATTCTGAAAAATATAAATCAGGACAAGCCTGGGGATATGCAATTGCACCTATAGATTCGACAGTTTTATCCCTCTATGATAGAGATGTTTCGGAGGGATTGTATTATAAGTACACATACCAAAGAGAAATTAATAGGTCCATAGGTACTAATAGTTTTGAAAACATATCTAAGACCAAAGAATTCTTTGAGTATAAAAAAGAATTTACTGGGGATGCAAATGCAGATTTCAAAGCATATGAGATGGTCCTTAGAGATAGAACATTAGATGGTTTGAATTACCATGGGCATATGTTCTTTGGCAAGAGAGCATATGCTAAGCAAATCATGGCTCTGAAAGATACTAATCCAGAACTATTTGAAAAGTACCAGTTCCTTAGTGACCTGGAGATCGTTAATACTAGATACGGAAATACAGAAATATCTAACCTTAGAATTGGGGGAAGACCAAAAGGAAAAGATATAGAAAGACTCTATGACAATCTACAAGAGCTTTCAGATGCTACAGTAAGAAAGGTAAAAGATTCTTTTGAGAATGCTTTACTAAGCAATCTGTTTCAGAAGATGACACACTTTGCATTACTTCAGTCTGGTATTGATACTGCAAGCACATTCAGTCTAGTTCCGTTTGTATCAAACGAAAGTTATCTTAATCTAGTTAAGGAACCATATGAGCAGTTCTTGGCTAATCCTGATGCTAGCCCATTAGATTTATACGATAGTTTATTTGAAGCACAGTATTCTGAAGAAGGTAATAAGGCTCTGAAGGTAAAAGTAAAAGCCTTTGCTAAATCTATTGATGAAATAACCACATATCGACGATACACAAAAGAGTATATTGATCTTGATGCTCCTAGTGGAAAGATGAGTATTGAATTAGATAAATTTACACTAGTAAAAGATAACTTAACTAATAGTACACAGTTTTCAACTGGAGATAAAAATCTCACGGAAGCTATAATGAAGGAGTTTGCTAGTGTTCTTGCACAAAGCACTGATAAACAACTTGTTGTATTTAATGAGATAGACGGAAGAACTAAAAATGCACAGGGCAACAACTCAGCTTATAGAGCAATGGGAGAATATGCCTACGGTATTATAACTAAAAAAGGTTCAATGCCTACTACTCGTGCTGGTAAACAAGACAAAAAACTAATGTTTACTGACGATACCCTAGAGCAAAACAAGGAAATGATTGATGCAATGATCAATGAGTTAAAAAGTAAGCAAGCTGAGGGTTATGAATTATTATTTGATGCTAACGGTTATGGTCAATATATGGCTGGATATAATGAGTACTTACCGCTTAAAGAAAAACCAGATTTTGAACCATCAGCTCCAGAAACTTTTAACTATCTTTCGCAGCAGTTATTTGAGAAATTCGGATACCTAAATCCTAATTACTTAAAGACACTTGAGGGTAGAAGAATTGTACAGTCTAGACAGCCTGTAACAGATGACGAAATATTTGACCTTAAAAAATCTTGTAAATTAGCATAATGAACTCTTGTCCGATACCATCAGAATTTGAACCATTAGTAGAACATGCTATATCCGTAGGTATACCTGAAAGATCTGCTGTAAGTCAGGCATTGAGAGCATATATGATTCATAACTCTAGCCTTAAGCCAGGGGAAGAACCTACTATGCCGACTAGTAATGAGTTCAATAAAATAATGGATGATTATAATATCTTCATTAACTCTCCTGATAGGCAGTTGGTTACAGAAGCTCCAGTAGGTTCTAAAGATTACTTTGCTGATATAGAGAATGCATTTCCTTGGTATAAGGTTATAAGAGAAGGCCTACAGATTGACACTGAATCTCAGTCAAATGTTAAGGGCCGTGCTATTATAAAAGCTGTTGCAGAAAAATTAAGTAGCAATTTAGGCGTACCCTATGAATTTGTTACTGCTGCTCAAGCACAAGAGATTACTAAAGATGTAAATGTTTGGTCTGGACAACCTGCTTTTTATTTTGGAGATACTATTTATATCTTACCAGAACTAGCAACAGAGAAGTCTGTATTCCATGAATTTGCTCATCCTCTAGTAAGAGCAATTGCAACAGCCAATCCTGAACTATTTGATAGTCTTTATAAGCAGGTAATGGCTACACCGAAAGGTCAAGAATTACTTGACAATTCAAAGAAAGCTTATCCTTCTGCTGCACCAAATGATCCAATCGTAATGGAGGAGGTATTGGTTATGGCTTTAACTAAAGCAGCAACAGATACATCTGATTCTGCATTTAACAAGTTCATTTCCAATCTGTTATATGCTATTAAACAACTCTTACGTAGAGCATTTGGAAAAGTAAAAGTTGAAAAACTTGATGCTAATACTACTCTTGGTGAATTGGCCGACATGTTAATGTTGGAAAAGTTTGATATAGATCCAAACACAATTACACGTGAGGACATAGCAGCCTACATGACTGAGTACGATAACTTAATTGAGTCAATGGAAAAAGTATCACAGAATACTTTGCAAGGCTCAACTGATGAGTTATTCAGTATGATCTCCGGTCACATTCAGCTTATAAAAAACAATAAGGACTATAAGGCAATGGAGCAAATCCTTAAAGATTTGTACCAGAGGTCGGACCTTAGAGAGATTTACGAAAGCTTGGCACCTTACCAAAGTAAGAATGTATACTTGGTAAATGAAATGACAAGACTTCAACAGGATGCTGAATTTGCTAAGCAGCACACTAAGGCATTCCTTGATAGTTTACTCCGCCTTAATGTAATGACAGATAGAGTTCATACTGAACTGATCAATCTGGTGAAGGATATGAATTCCCAGGATAATGTAGCTAAAGTATTTTACTTTAACAACATGATGAATTCATGGGACGAGTTCTTAAATGGATTAGAGACCGGTATCAATGATGAGTTGCAGTCTGGGGTAATTAAACCTGATAATCCTATTATATCATTAGTTGGTGGTATTAGAAGAAAGATATCTAATGCACAAAAGACGGCAAACAAAGTATATTCTGAAGGTGTATCACAAATTCTAAAGTCTCATATAGCACCAATGCGAACTGCAATTGATGCTAAGTATGACCAGATGATGGAGGATCTTCGTAAAAGAAATGCCCCTGCAAGTATTATAGCTCAGAAACAAAAAGACTATTGGGGTCTTGAAGGTCCAGAACTTTCCGAATTTCTTGACCTAAAAAACAAAAAAGAAAAAGGTCAGCCAATGTCATCTATAGAGTCTCACAACTATGAGATTCTAAAAATGAAGAGCTACAGAGATGGAGCATATCTTACTGATGAAAAGATAGATTATTTAATGACTGGTAAACTTGGAGACAGTCATGCTCTTAATTCTTTTCTTGAAGGTTTTGTATATAACCAAGATCCAATTGTATTTGGATTTGCGGGATGGGTAAAGAATAACCTCACAGATGTATTTAACTCTGCACAAAAGAAAGGAAATACTTTCTTGAATGAGGTTAAGCCATTACTTGAGGCAGCAGGATATAACCAATCAAACCCTGCAGCATTTGGTAGAAGGTCAACCTTTAGAGATAAGAAGGGTAGTATTGATAAAGACGGTAAGTATGTTACCAAGGATGTAAATACCATTATCAATCCTTGGAAAGATTATCGTTCTGACATTTCTAGATTAGAATCGGAGATTAGAGCAGCAACTGAAGTAGCTTACACATCAGGTAACAATGATGAAGTACTAAGACTTAAGCAGGAGAAAAGAGCATATGAGCAAAAGTATTTTCATACTCCATATACTGATGCATACTACAATAGGTTTAGTGTTTTTAATCAAGGACCTGGCGACATCATAGGTGCAAAGGCTGAAGCTGCAAGAAATGAATTGTTATCCAAAATTCAGAATCTTACTACATCTATTGGTATCTCTACGACTAATGAGAACTTTGATACTAGAGATGAACTAGCCAATCTTTGGAGAGAATACAGACAGTTACATTCTAACTACACTTCTTCTGGTCAATTAAAAGATGAGGAAAGTGTAAAGATTGCAGAAAGACTTAGAGAATTTAGAAACGCATCTAAAGATCTGTATGATAATACTCTAATTCCAGAACTGTTTACTAATTCTCTTGCTGCATATGAACAGTCACTTATTGACCAAGGATATGAGAAATGGGGTGTTCCATTCATGAAACTTAGAAATAAGTGGATTGAAAAAAATACCAGAACTGTAATTAAGGATAGCTTTTATGCTGAACAAAAAAGGATTACTGATGAAATTAAAACAATAACTAGTAAGCTACCTAAGAATTTACAGACTGATTATGATATAAGTAAGCATTACGAAAAGCTTTTACAGCTGATGAATCCCTATAGAGATGAGGATAATCAGCCTGAAGGTACAGCAATGGACCTCCGTAATATTGAAGCTATTAAAGAAACACAAGAGTTAATCAATCTTGCAAAAGAAAATCTACCTAAGCTTACTGGTCTAACAGAACTTGAGCATGCTACCCTTAGTAATTACTATGAAAAATTATCTGAAGGGGAACCTATTACTAAAGAAGAACGTGAAGAAGTAAAGGTATTACTAGATAAGAAATCACAGTTTGGTTTAACTAAAGCAGATAAAGCTAAACTGTATCAGCTATACTCAGAACTTGGTGAACTCCAGCAATCATATCCAACAGATTATTACATGGATATGTTCAATAACTATCTGAGCCTTGTTGACATGGATCTTCTAGAGTCAAACTTTGACATGAAAGATCTTACAATGGATACTGCAGATAGAGTTTTGAATATGGACTTCTATAATACTGTAGTTAGTACCAATCCAGAATTTAAAGACTGGTTTGATAAGAACCATATTATCAAAACAGTTACCGATAAGTTTGGTGTAAAGACTAGAAAGTTAGAAAGAGTTAAGGCATGGAGTGTAGTAAGACCCAAGAACATACAGTACTTTGAAATATTTAGCTTTACTAACTCCTTGGGTCAGGAAGAAGCTATAGTTGGTATGCCTAACCATTTATATTATGAAAGAACTGTAAAGGATAAGTTTATAACAAAGCCTGTATCAGTACTAGAGGCAATCGAGCAAGGAGATATTACCAAAGCTAATATGGATAATAAGGGCAACTGGTTACCTAGACTTGATATTGAAGATAAGAAATATGTAAATGAAAAGTTCTTTAGTATCCGAGATACGGATAAGAACTTATACAATGCTATTATTGCTTTAACTAAATGGCATTTTACTTTTCAAGAGGGAAGTCCAAACAACTCAAAGCTTGGGTTTGATATACCCCGCTACAGAAAAGAAGGTTACGAATCTAGAATGGAGTACTTTACCGCTGAAGGTAAATTAGAGAATCCAGTATCTAGATGGTGGAGAAGAGTTAAGTCATTATTTCAACCTGCACCGGATGATGCTGAAGAAGGCTACAACTTTAAGGATCAGATGATGATCATGGATGGTGAAGTATATAATGATGAAAATGCTGGAATACCAATCACCGGATTGTCCGCACTAGAAGCTGATGATGTATCATTAGACTTAACATATAGTATGTTAAAGTTTATGATTGCATCTGAAAAGCAAAGGAAACTCATTGAAATGAATCCTGTAGCTAGAGCACTGCAGATGGTAATGAGAGGTTCTTCTGATGCAATCAATGAATTTAAAAATATTCATAAGAAGATGCAGAGGAACAATAGTCCCTGGAATCTGGTTGCTGAAAAAACAACTCTTGGAAAAGATAAAGAAAAGTCAGTTAGAGAAACAGCAATAGACAATTTTATAGAGAGGGAATTTGAAGGAGTAGTACGTAAAGGTGTTCTTGGAAAAGATAAAGACAACCACTGGATTAATAAGGCAGTAGATAACATCATGAAGTTATCTGCCTTTGGATACTTTGCTATGGATATACCAAGTGGATTGAAGAACTCTTTCTCTGCTAGAATCCAAAGCATGCAAGAAGCTGCCGGTGGCCAGTACTATAACATGACTAACTATGCTAAAGGCGTAGCTTGGTCTAATAAAACAATGTGGGAGATAAGTCTGAATGTAAATAAGTTTGGACCTAAGTCACACGATGAACAGCTTGTAGAAATCTTTGACGCTGTACAGGGACGATTTGAAGAAAAGTTTGCAGATCACGGTTCAAGATCATTAACTAAAGATGCTCTTGGTGGACTGACCTGGATGACTAGTTTCCGTAAATGGACAGAATTAAATTCATCATTGTCCATATTTGGTGCAATGATGAATCATGAAAAAAATGTAACCCAAACAATTAATGGAGTTACTAAAAGAATCGCATATATAGATGCGTGGGAAACAGTAGACAATCAAATAAGATTAAAAGAAGGTGTAGACCCTGAATGGGGAATTGGTGGTGCAAACTTTAAAGCATTTAAGAATAAGGTACAGGGTGTCAACAATAATCTCAACGGTTCCTTTGCTAAATTTGATTACTCTGAGGCTGATAAGTTTATGGCATTTAGATTTATCATTGCATTTAAGCGCTGGTTTATTAGAATGTTCTTGAACAGATATCAGTTCAGAGGTAGCATACGTAATCCTAAATACAGATACGATGCCGCTGTTGGGGATACGGTAATGGGATTCCATGTTGAAGCTATGAGAGCACTGTTCAGAGGAATACAAAGCAGAGGAGAATACTTTAGCTTCTTGTCTCCATCTGAAAAAGCAGCAATGTTTAAGACAACTGCAGATGTAGCATACCTTATTTTATTTAGCATGGCTATCTCAATGATCTTTGGATTTGATGAAGATGATGAAGATAAGTTTGAAAAGATTAGAGCTAGATCAGGACCATTACCTTTCTTTGGGGTAAGTGAAAATGAGGCAGACTTTAAATTAGGGGGATGGTTAACTAACCATGCACTCCTTATGACAATGCAACTTAAGAATGAAACAGTACAATGGTTACCTATACCTGGACTAGGTGCAGATAACTATTTGGAGATGCTTAAGATGGATGCAATAGCAATGAAAAATACTTTAGATAACTATAAGAAAATGGGTGCTGCTGCAACTCTTGTAGCAGGTAATGGACTTTTCGGAATAGATGATACTAAAGCATATTGGGATCAGAGAGAAGGACCATACTCTTGGATGCAAGAAGGAGAAGAAGGAAGTAAGGCAATAAGTTATTTCTTTAGATCATTCGGCGTTACAGGTAAATCATTAGATCCCGCACAAGCAACAACTAACTGGGTTAAATCATCAAATTGGAGATAATACAATGGCAAAAACAGTATCAGTAAAAAATGCCTTTGCACCTAAAGGCAGCAGAAAAAAAAGACCAGGTGTAATTGCTAAAAGTAAAACCAGTGGTTTGAAGTCTAGCAAGAACTATAAGAAGGCCTATAAAGGTCAGGGTAGGTAAAGAAAAACCCCGGTATTACCCGGGGTTCTCCGCCACTCTAACAAATAACAAAACAGATGATCACACTAAAGTTGTAGCAAATTTGCTAAACTTAGTTTCTTTTGTTTTATCAACGATACTTACAAGTATTTCATCAGAACACCAGGCAACCATCATTGCCCTGATGTGTGTTTTAACTGCTTTAGTATCGTTAAATACTTCAGATACTTGAAGAATCTGACCGTTCTTAGCTACTGTTTTTACAACATAGCCACAGACAGTTGTTCTTTCTTTCTCACCAGTTTCTTCATTGATTACCATGATTCTTCTTTTTGAATCATGGATTTGGATTGTTGGTTGTTTCATTCTATTATAGCTTTAATATTAGGACGAAAATACGAAGGACCTTTCAATATTTTACCATCTTCTCTATAAATTGGTTTGCCATCAGCACCTAATTTACTCATATTAGATCTATGAATTTCTCTAAATACTTCCTCGATCTTGTGCTGAAGACCGTGTTTAAGGATTGTACCATAGATAATATAAAGCTGATCTCCTAAAGCATCTGCAATTCCAACTAAATCTCCAGCTTCTACAGCTTCTAGGTATTCATTATTCTCCTCAGCTTGTAGAGAATATCTTAATTTACCTTCATTAGTACTAATTAGTCTTGGTTTATTTCCGTCTTTTTGGTCAAATACTGTGTGGAAATCACCAACCATTTCAATATAATCTCTCATATCAACTACTCGGATTTAAGGGTATAAATTAATTTATCATGCAGGCATTCGGAACTACTCCAAAGATTATCACTTACACCCTCATAGTCTGGATAATTAGGATTATGATTAATTCTTTTATATAACATACCCTTTATGATTAGCATGTAAGCAATTACATCACCAATCTTTTCATCTATTGCCTCAGCTGTTGATGTCTCTGAAGCAATCATATCTTTTACAGACTGCAGGTGTTTAACAGCATATTCCCATGCTACCTGCTCAGCTTTACAATGGTAGGACAGTCCTCCTGCCGCTCTTTTAAAATTAGAAAATACATCTTCTGTAGATGCATATTCAGCATTCTTCTTGTGAAATCTTTCCATAATCTCAGCAAGACTATGCAATGACATCTGTTCAAACTCTTCGAAGTTCATAGTAGTTAAAGTATGGGGAGGGATTTTATGCCCCTCCCCTGGTTAATTAAAGTTCAGGAAGCTCTAATGGACTATTGTCGTCAAAGATACTAAGAATCTCATCAGAATTTATAGCAGGTTCTGTTTCGTCAATGACATCAAATATATTCATTTGATTCTCAGGAACTTGCTCTTGTTCAATCTGAGGAATTACAACTGGTGGTGCTACACTAACAACATTATTCATAATGTAAGCATGCACTCTGCTCTGATCCTCAAACCATGTCTTAGGATGTGAAGCTCTTAATGCTATACCAATGATGTTGTAGAAGTTCCAAAGATTATTCTCAGAGTATTCATCAAATAACTTTACTTTACCACACAGCATGTCCTTGATTTGGGATACTTGTTCTTTATTAAGAACCTCTTCTTCAATAAACAATACACCAATGATTTCAGACATCTGCTTAAGTGTAAGTTCTTTTTGAATCATTGAATTCTTACTAGAACACAAATAGTTGTAGAAGATGTTAGCTTGATTAAGCTGTGTCTCAATCATTTCTACAGCTAACTGGTCAGCATTACCTGTGTGTTTTCTAGCAAAGTTGGATAGATGTCCGGCAAATACATAAGTATTTGTCTTTGCTACGTAGGCACCGATACCACACTTGAATCTTGTTGATTTATCATATGAGTTACCCCATACAAACATCATCTTCAAATCTGGATCTGTACCGTAATCCAAAAGAATTTTACCCATAGCTACATTACCTGAGTAGCTAGAAGCATACAATTCGTCTTTGATATTAAAACCTTTGTTTACAATTGTCCCAAGACTCTTGTCAATAATAGACTTGTGACTAATAGGAGTATATCTACCTCCATGATTCGGTATAGGAACCTGCTCCAGGAAGGAACGGGTTATACCTTTTGGCAATGTTCTGCTCATTCTAAAAAAGTGTTAATTGATATTGGTTTTGAGACCTAGTAATATTACTAATCTCTTTATAGATACGATCTATATAATACTTTTCATTTAGATCGTAATCAGACCAGGCAAGATCTACATACTCGTTAAATACTTTCTGCTGCCATCTACCTGATTCTGTTTGTATTTCTCTGCCGTCTGCAGTATTACGTTTTACTATTTTACAACCTTTGTTTGAAACATAGTATCGTACTATTTTCTGTAGCTCTTTACTTATTCTTTCTACTCCAACGACACAAGTCTCAACAAATTTCCATTCACCCTTAGCCTTTACACCTGCACAATAATCAAATATATTTTTATTGTCTCGTAAATAATGTTCTGGTAGTACATCATGAACGAAGTAATAATAAATAGCTTTAGGGATAATCAGGAAACTTTTATTCTTGTGAAGAGCTAGATCCGAGAATTCAAATCTACCCTTGCACTTAGTTGCGTTATAATAATAGCAATCTTTGTCTTGGGTAAATATATAATGTGGACTTTGCGACCTCAAGTTTTCCCACTCTTCCTTAGAACATGATTTAGTTTTATGTACAGCAATGTAATTGTTTACATCAGCAAGTATCATTTTATTGTACTGATCATGCTCTAGATTTAGTTTCGTTAGCTTCTCCCATTCTGCACAGATTTCCAGATACTTGTCTTTATAATGTGCTGGTATCATCATCTCAAGACCATCTGTATTCTGCATAATAGGAATTGACCCAGGGATTCCAGTGCTAAGCATCTCATATAACATAGTCAAACAAAGCTGACCATTTACAGTAATGCGCATAGTAAACTCAGGATCATACAAGAAACTATTCTCGTCATTGCTAAGACCATAGGTACTATTCAGAATGATCTTATAAACATAATTTCTAGGATCTTTCTTCGGTATCTTTTTCCTTTCCTCAAAGAACCATTGGTACTGCTCACAAAATTCTTCCTTAGGTAAATGTGCTGGTGACCATTTATTCATGATGGCTAGATTAGGATAGAAACTAGTAACGTCACTAGTCATTATAATCATTCCGTCTTTAGCCTCATAAATACCTGGAGATGTTGCACCATGAATACCACCCAAACCAAAGTCAGTTTTAACACCCTTATGTGTAATAGAATATTTGAATCCACCTTTTGTATTTCTTGTATCAAGAACTATGGATTTAAACTTATCTAGTATACTCTTAAATTCAGGATGTTTAAACTTAATGTAGGGCAGTATTATGCTACCTATGTCTATTGTTTCTCTCCTTGTCCGGAGCTGACCTAGTTCCCACTTACTCATACCTGTCTTCTTACTTAAGAAGTGCATGAATAAAAGCTTAGATATTCTAGGTTCAGATGCACTAAACATATCAATATCATATTCTTTTGTCAGTGCTTTCCGTAAAGCTATCTGACTTGTACTAAGCTGATATATTTTAGTGGTAGACTTAACGTCATTAATACAATACTGAATAATGGTATCTAGCTGTTCTTGTTTTGTAATAGATGTAGTATGATGAATAGGCATCTCTTGAATGTTATACCAATCCATGCTATACTGTATCCACTTTAAGCTAGACTTCTTTGCAGGATTATCCCAGTGATTTAGTTTATAAAGATCAATGCTGTTTATTACATTTTTCTTCCAACTAGATTTGAAATCTTGCTCACTGATAATTCTTTGTGCTTCTTCATATACCTCAGCAGCTATATCTTGCCCGTTCATGGTATCATAAATACCAACACCAAAACGACTCATTATAAATGTTGTAATTTGATTGTCGAATCCCATACCGTTAAAACTGATATGGAACTGGTCATCAATTACATTATCTACAAGGAATAGATACAGCTTCTGTATATCATTGCGAAGCCTAGATACAACAAATACCTTTAAATCTTCAGGATTTTTATAGTGCTGAGCACATAAAACAGTACAATCTACTAATGTCTCATAGTCTATAATCCAATGATTCATTAGTCATTATTCTGTTACCTCTGTTTCAAAATACTTTTTGAAATCATAAGCATCTGAGTTAAATGCAAAATGGGTTACAAATGCTTCAATCTCAGGTCTTTCTTCCAGATAATACTCTTGATATGTTTCAAGAGTTCTTCTTTCTTCCTTTACAATTTTATCAGCTGATCTTGGATTCTTTCTTGGTTCAGGATCACCATTAAGATCTAGCTTAGGGATTAAGTGAAATTGATCCTTTTTGTTTTTACCAATTATGGCTAGAACTTTAACTTGCGGATCAAAGATACATTCTACAAATGGACAGTCTGCCGTTGTAGGAATTAACTTAAACGTCTTAGTGTTTTTCCAACTAGACGTAAATAACATCATATTATTCATGTTGGTTTTTTAAGGATACTAGAACAAAGATATAGATTTAACCTTTGCTTTCAAATTTTCTTTCTTTAAATCTGGCTTTGAACATAACTCGCCAACATCACGTAGAATCTTTTCACTGACATTCAGTAAGTTAGCATATTGCTCATAGTAAATTTCGGGATTTAGATAGCTGTTTATTTGATGATAATTAGACTTATTAGCCATAAAAAACTTAAGGATTTTATTCTTAGTATCAGTAGTCATATGAGAATACTTGCCAGCTAAGAATTGTTCCCAGTCGTGTTTATAACTAGACATATCAAAAACATACACACCTTCATCGTTTGTTGTCTCATAGAAAGAATGGAAAAGTTTATTGCTGGTAAGTTTATTCTTTTCAAATCTTCTAAATACATCATCGTCCCTCAAGTGATATACACATACGAACTTCTTATCTTCAGGATCATGAAGACCGGTCCAACTGATGTAACTCTCAATTGGAACAGCCTCAGAACCTTTTCTAATATCCAATAGTGGATATATAAATAATCTAGACTTTTGGATATATTCAGTATACAGTTTAGTTATCATGTTTATAGGGTGATTTTACCTGTTGCAAACTCATGAGGTAAAGCATAATATCGATTGTCATAATGATATTTTGCTACGTCAAGCTTGCCTTTAAGTTTTTCTCTCCATAATAACATAGTATTTTTTTCAACATCAAATACATAAACCTGCTGATATTTATCGATTACTAAAAAACTAAAGCTGATTTCTGATGGATCAATCTGCCTGGTACATGCAACAAGCTCTGTATAGATTGCTGCCTGCATCCAATAGTTATAGTACTCAACTGTATCTGCAAAATCACTAATAGTCTTATTAGTAGTTTTAAGGTCGCAAATTGTGACCTTAGAATCCTTTTCTATAATCCTATCTACAATACCTTTAATACCAAAAGGATAATCACTAATAGTACAATTTAACATAATCTCGCTTTCTACACGATCACCAGACAAAGTATCCATAGCCATCTGGTTACTTCTAATAACCTCTACTGAAGCCTTTGCTCTAGTGTACATATCTTCATCAATAACATCCTTGCCAGATCTGTTCTTCAGGAACTCAAAATAACTAATGGCATCATCCGTCAGGATTTTTTCTATTCTCTGCTCATCTGTTTTAAGTCTCTGATGAAAATTAATATCTCTAAGGATGTCAAGTATTTCGCTCTGAAAACTTGACATTGATTCATCTGTACGTCTCTGTTCTACAGCACTTCTAAATACACGATCTATTACCTGCTTGGTTGGACCTGTAGGTATAGATCCGGAAGCAAGAACAAATTGCTTATCAAATGATTCTGCATCAAGCAGAAGGCAGTGCAATAGCCTGCCCTCTACAAGATGTGTATCTGTTCTGTCTTCCTGCTGATTTAAAATGTAATGCTTATAAAATATAGACGGTGAATACAATAACTTATTTAATCCAGAGTAACTGAAATAAAACTTGTTCTCATAAAATCTATCTTCTGCTTGGGGATCAAACATCTGCTGTTTCGTTTTTAGGTTGCATATATTCTTCGTATGGAATTATTTCAACGTTTACTCTAAGTACATTGTTCTTTTCCACTTCTTCAATTACACCATAGCTCTTTACTCTATTGATAATCTTCTCAGATAATTCAATATAGATTTCTGGGGTCAGGCATCCTTTGGTTTTGAATTGTTCAAGTGCTTCAATGTTATCCGTATGATTTAAATGACCAACATTGTGCATGAATGTTTTATGTGCCTTAGTATTACGATGTTTATAATAAGTAATGGTATAAGAAATTTCCCTCAATAACTTCCAGATGTAATAGTATGACTCATCAATGTTACAGTTATATAACATGTTCATAGCCACGGCTTTATCTTCATCTGATCCACGAAGCATCATCGCTAGAGTATCATGGATATCCTTATCGATAGTTACCTTATCAATACCTTTGAATAAGCTATCTACACTAATAATAGGAATCTTTTTAGAAAGCATTTTATACAGAATAAAAAGACCATCGTCTGAAATATAACGTAGATTACGCTCATAACTATAGGCAGTCCATTCCTCATACCTACTATTAATCTCTTTAGTATATACTACACAGGTCTGCTCATTTAAAAGATCTGCACTAGCTGATGATCTTTGGGACATAAAGTTTATGAATTGATTCTTTATATCAAGGCCCATATAATCATACGTCAGAATATGCGTACCGTAACCCTCTGTAAGAAGACATCTAGAATCTGTAGAAATATCATGCATGGATACATATGTAGACACATGATCATTGCCAATAAAGAAATCTGCTTTGCTTATATCATTAGTTATTTTAAGATCATAACGCTTGCATATCTCTTTAATGTCATCCTTCTTAAGATTATTCTTTGGTAAGATAAATCCTTTTGCATCTTTTTGTATACTAGTTATGTCAGCATACGACTTAAACATTTTATCTAACTTCTTATAAGTATCCTCATTAATGAAATGGATATTATAATGCATACCGGGTCTGATCATAAGACCAGACCCTTCAATAAACTTTAATCTACCTAATTGTTCTTCTGTTAATCTTTGACTTCTCTGCATGGTTTATTATTTTACAGCCATTTTAACAATTTCAGGATCCATCATCAGCTTAGTAAACTTTGCTTTATTACCACTGATAATGTTCTTAATGATATGATACTTAATATCATTAGTAAATACATCAGATATTGAGACTTGTTTCACGCGTTCCAGAATTTTATCTGTTACTTGTTGCGTGTTACTATAGTTAGTAGTAAAGTTAATTAGACGTGTTGCCATCACGCTTGCAATATCTGCACGATAAGATGCACCCAAACCAATTGTATCATGTAGTTCTGACTTTACATTATCCCAGTTTGGATTCAAAAGAATCTGATTGGGAGATATCATTTTGTCAAGTCTATTATTGATAAACATTGTAAACATCGTACCGAACGTATCACCTACAGAACCTTCAGCAATAAACTGAATCATTGGAAGATTATTCTCAAAAGAATCAAAGCTGCTAATAGAGTTAAAGAAAGTAGTAATACTACGAGCATTAGTTTCCTTAGTAACTAGCTCTGGGTGTAACAATAGGAAGTTGATACAACGAGTATCTAGGTTTGCAGATTCTGCCCATTTTGCCCAGCAATCAATATCAAACTTAAGATTTGCAGTAATGAAACGAGTCTTCTGTGCAACGTCGATAGATGTTACATTGTAATCACCATTGTCAGGATTCGTAGTCAAGATGATATGCCAGTCTTTTGGAAGCTTCCATGAAATATATTCTTGACGGTCAATCAAATCCATACAAGCTTGCAGGAATCTAGAGTCAGCACGAGTATAGTCATCTAGGATAAGAATACCACCATCACCTTTACCTTGAATCCATTCAGGAGCAGCATGGGTCATTCTCTTTTCACCAGTTGGAATATACTTGTTCTGGATATATAAAGGCAAAGTATTCTCAGGAACCCATTTAGTTACATCATCTTTCTTGATTTCAAATTCTTTCATTGGAAAACCGGTCAAGTCACCAATCTCTTCTATCTGTGCAAGATTTAACTTTACAACATGTAGTCCTAGGTCTTTACCTATCTCTAGAATAGTGCTTGTCTTACCGATACCTGCCTCACCCTCTACAGCAACAGCTACTGGAATCTTTCCATTTTGCTGAAGATATCTGTTATTAGATACAATGTGATTAATAAAATCTTTAAGTTCTGAAGTATTCAAATTTACTTGTGCCATCTTAATTCAATTTAATTTGTGGTCCTTTTAATGATTTATTTATGCTACCACGGGTAGATATTACCCAAAGCATTTTACCTTTTACATTTACATCCGTATCACAATATCCATCAGTAAGATAGACTAGACACGTATACTTTGAAGTATTTACATTATAGTATTCTAGGACAGGATCAAATCTAGTACCGCCTCTTCCATGGATTACTAATTCTTGACCCCTTTTATACTCTCCAATATACCGTATAGATGTGTCACACTGTATTACTGTAATATCGCTACCAGTTTTATTAATGTGATCTATCTCATGAAAGAATTCTTTTAATTCTGTTTCTGAAACAGATCCACTAGTATCAATAGCAACCAGAATATGCCGGCGTTGTTTAATCTTAAGACCTGGGTTTTCCTCAAATCTTTTATTAAACTTACGTCTAAGCTTTTTGGTATATACCCTTTGAGAACCTCCGGTGAATCTTCTAAGATAAGCTTTCCAATCAAACTTTGGTGGCTCTTTTACATTTAATCTCTCTAGAATATTCTTTAGTTCTCCTGGTATATTACCTCTTGACTTTTCTACCTGATCTTGAATCTCAGACAGAATGTGTTCTGTTTGCTTTTCAATCAGCTTCTTTTCTGCATCACTTAAATTATCAAACTCTTCCCATGTACCGTGATCAGGTATCATATCTCCCATTTCAGTGTGGGATTCTCCAGAACCTTGACCATCAATCATCTGTTGAATTCTCTGACTAGATTCACTACCAGGATTATTATCAAATTCATTCTTGATAAGATCATAATATATACGCCAGCCTACCTTTACTGGAAGATTCAACTGTGCAAACGGATCTGTATGGATTGTACAGCCACCATCTGGTAAGTTAATACCATCAATGTACTGATTAATCTCTAGGTCCATTGCAATGTTGGAAAGTTTTTTATCGTAACCAACATTCTCAGAACATATATGGAAGAATGCAATATGCAATAACTCGTGTTTTAGTAATCCCAACTTATGAGAATCAGATAAAGATTCCCAAAAGTTAGAATTAATTACGAGTTGATAGTTGATGTTATTTTTAGAGACACCTGCAGTAGGTATTCTCTCAGACCAAATCTTATTAAGACCAATGAGAAACAAACCATAGAATGGTTCTTTCAGCATTAGCTCTTTACTGATCTTTGCTAGTGAATCTTGATGATTCATTCTTAATAGGTATTAGTTTTAGATTAAAATTAGTTAGGAAACTGAATCCCCATTCCATCATGTTTCTTTTTATGGAAACTGAAAACTTATCTAAGAAATATTCCATAGCCTTATCTGAAACATTATGGTATACTATTTCATTGTATATGGCGTTATAGGTAATAGGGGCATCAAAATCTGTATGCTTGCATATCAATCTTAACTTATCCTCCATCATAGTTTCTGTAAATACAGCAGCACGAATTTCTGCACTTGATTCTTTAAATAAGATTAATAGATAAGGTAGATTTTCAGTTACATCTATATGTCTAATAGTCTCTGCAGCAACTGTCAAGTTATCCTTGTCACTTGACTGCATCATTTTAAGCATGTTATCACAAATCTCTGACGTTAATTCTAATTGATTAGTCATTGATATCCAGTGTTTTAAGCATCCACTTTTGTGGATTATTCATAAATAATATCCATTCTCTTGCACTTGGTATGTAACCATTGCAATCTTCTTTTACATGTTGTTCTCCAACATAACGGGTGTAAACTTTCTTACCATCAGAATTGATGAAGTAAGCACCGAAGATTCTTTCACATTCAAATATTCCCTCGCTGTGATGACGGAATAGCCGATGCATACTATGACCATACCAGGCCTTAGTTTCATCAAACCAATCATGAATGTCTGTGTAATCTTCTAGTTTACCACCCCATTTTTTGACAGAACTTTTTGCATGTTCATGGGGATGTGCCATCAGGAATTTACATTTAGCTTACTTAAGATATTTACAAGTTCTCCTTCTTCACTATTAGGTTCTTCTACATACTGAACACCCTCTATTTTCCAAGTTCTTTTCTTAAGATTCATATACAATGTACCACGACCACCTTCATTATTATACCAGTCATAGCCATAATTATGATTAATAATTTCTTCCCCAATCATTTTTATTATTGCCTCTGACTTATCATCGATATCAATTTCATCATTATCAGCATCAAGATATCTCCATTCATCTATATCACCACTATCTCCTGATCCAGAGAAGTCTACTTCTACCATTTCTATTCCTTGCTCGTATATAGACAGCATAGCTGCCATGATTTCTGCTTCAGTCATTTGTTTTGTTTGTAAAATTTACCGAGAATATTTCCATTTAACCAAGATTCAGATTCAAGTACTCCAAACATAAATTGGTACTTTACTTCTTGGTATGACAGCTCAGACTTAGTGTAACATATCTTTATGATTTCTCTTTTAATATGTACACCATCTTTATGAGCTTGTTTTAGTGCTTCATTGCTACTAAAATAATTTTGATACGTACATTTCCGTACACGTTTGTACGTCTTTTTACGTTTGTCTGTAGGCATTGCCTTCTTACTAAGTCTTGTTTTTACTTCTGCATAAAAGTTTTTCTTACCAACGTAACTTACTGATTTACCATCAATTATGGCTCCCATGATATAGATAAAACCAAAAGCATTTTCAGGTATCATGTCTTCAGTAAAGACAGCACCGTTATATAACCAACTCATCTTAGTAAAATGTTTTTAAGGATCGGTCTAAGAATTCTATCCACAGTTTCAATACCATGAACTTTAACTGAGTCAGATAAATCCTTTTCTAACTTGAGATGTATACCTGGAATCTGATAAAGTGCATTGTATTTTGCCATTGCTTCTATACCAACCTTGTCATTATCAAGTAAAGTACAAATAGCTTTATATTTTATTTTATATAAATCAATTATCTCTTTACGGATTATACTATTCTCACTATCCGGTGCAACTACTTCTATAGGATAACCCATAGAATCTATGCACATAGCATCCTTTAAAGAACTGCATATTACTAGATATGGCTTATTAAACTCTAGCTGATCTGTGCCTTGCAAATAATCCCTGACCTTTATGAATTTATAGTCTTGGCTTTTAGGTCTGTAGATTTTACATATCTGGTTATTTGAATTATAATAACCATACATATAATTACTGCGCACATCAAAACCTGGTTTGTCAGTGCAAGTAAAAGCATAATATTCAATAGGCTTTACATTAAATCTTTCTAATGTTTCAGAACCTATATTATACTGTAGCCAGTAACTTGCGTCTAGATTATTCCAATGTCTTGTTACTACGGTTGATAGCTCATACTTATTTTCCTCAACTATTGGACTAAGTGTATATCCATTTTTGTTTTTCTCTAGGAATACTGAATAGTCTTTCATTATCAACTGAACAGTTTCAGGATATTCTAAACTATACATTTCAGAAACCAGATTTACATCACTACCACCAAAGCCTGTAGAAAAATCTTTCCATTTATACTTACCGTCTCTGTAATAGATAAAGAAACTAGGGTTAGTATCTTTATGATTAAACAAAGATTTCATCTTAACACTCTGACCTGTAAGCTTTTCGGTTAGCTTACAATAATATTCATATATCCAAGTAGATGGAACCTCATCTATTGATACCACTATTGATCTTGTACTAAGCATGCTATAAAAAATTAAAGGGGACAGTTAATTCTGCCCCCTTTGTTATCTTATAAGTTAACTATTACAACTCGAAATCATCAGCCAGAGACTTCTTTGTTGTAGACTCTCCAAATGTTTTAACCTCTACGGTCTTGCTTTTCTTAATATGAACTTCAGTATTGAACTTAACTACTTTGCTTTTTACTTCGTCAATCTCAGCACTTTCATATGCAATGCCATCCTTAGACCATTTAGGAAAATACAAATCGTGGTTAGTATAACCAGCTTTATTCTGGTATTCTTTACCTGCAATACATACACGTAGGAACTTATTGGCAAATGGTTTATCATAATTAAACTGATTAACCAATGAGTCAACAGTATCATGCTTTTCATCTTGTGATTCTAACCAGGCTAGTGACTTAGTCTCTTTACACAGGTTCTTGATTGCTTTAAGAATCTCTTCATCACGAACAATTACATTTCCTTTCGGAGTTGTTGCATCAGCAAATGGATATTCTGTAAGCTTAACACGACCTACCTGACCCTGATGACGACCCAAATCTGGATTGTCTTTGTCAACATAAAATCCTTCAAAGTCATCACCTAATGCAGGACCTTCAACATCTAGAATGATATTGTAAGCTTCCTTATTATAGGGTGTTGCCTCAAGTCGGATGTTATAAATTTTTACAGAGGCATTTCCTGGGGACAATGTCTTTGCTACTGATGATGATGAACCGTTTTCTTTAATGTTCTTTGTACTAATCATGGTTTTAAATTTAGTCGATGAAGATTTGAGACCAGTCAACTGTTACGCTACCGTCCTCGTTAATTTTTGAAATTTCAAATTCTTTATTCTTTAAATGGATAGGTCTTGCACCACAAGATACATCATCTTTAGTCTTGAAACTAAGAATGTTTGTATCTCCTTTCCTGTACAAATATCCTATTGCATCAGAGTGCTGCATGATAATCCTTTTAAGTTTACCTGTTAGGTCTAAATCCATTGATGTGAATTCAGCTCCATTCTTTTCCAACAGCACATCCTTTACGTGACCAGCAAGAATAACTCTTGGTGCCCACTTCTTAATATAAGCAATAATAGTGGAGAATGCTTCACGTAACCAAGGGTAACCAGCACCATTAGGCATGTTAAGTATGCTACCATACTTAGTCTTACCATCTGTAAACCAGCTCTTTCCCATTGGAGATTGAGAATAAAGTTCCTCAGCAAATGGGATACAAATTTCTTCTAAAGCAGTAATTGTATCTACAGCTACGTACTTATAGGGATAACCTGCATCCTTAATTGCTTTACCGATTGCCTTAATCTCATCTACATTAGCAGCACCAATCTTTAAAGCCTCAACATACTTGGAACCAGATTCTAAATCTAGAATCAAACAATCAGGTAGATCAGCAAACAAGGTAGTCTTACCTACCTTAGGCTTACTAAAGATTACAAGATTCTCTGGACTTGCAGTATCTGGCTTCTGTTTCTTGGTTGGCAGTACGATTTCCATTATGATTTAATTATTTGGTTTAGCCACTTCTTTCTGCTTACTGGTTTATTCAGCATAATTGCAGCTAAATCTCGCAAAGTTATTCTATCTAATGGACAATCTTCGTCTGGATCCATGATTTCATCAAAGGTATCAAACGTAATTATCTCAGAATCAACTTCTTGCTTTGGTTTAGGAATTATAACTGCTTCTAATTCACTTACAGGAACCAAGTATCTACGATCACTGCTGTTTTCTAATTCAACAGAATCATACTCCTCTTCCCAGTATTTATTATATTTCCATTTATATAGAGTTCTCTCCTCTGTTTCAGGTTCAAACTCTTTATTTACAAACTCTGTGTAGATATCCTGTTCCTTTCTTAACTGACTTGGAAACAAACTAACATGTAACTCTGTCTTCGTATAAGGTTTGTACGCCATTGTAGGTACAAACAGGGGATCTTCTACACCAAGTAACTTAAAAGTATTCTGGTGATACTCTACAAGATTTTGCATCCTAGCTTTTTTATCAACTAGGTTCTTCTTTTCTTGAGTCTTAATCATTATTTTGTATTTAAACGTTTTTCTTGTTTCGGTGGTGTCGGTATTTCTACTACACTCATGCTTTCAAAATTACCTCTGAAGAAACTCATTCTGGTATCACCATTCCTACATTTCAGGAAGTGCATTACCATAACTTTTTCATCATCAATAATGTATCTTTCAGGACCGTAGTACCGAATTTTGAAATACCCTGGTCTGTTAAGACCAACAACGATGTCAGCATGCTGAAGCAAAGCATCGGCACCCATAAGATCTGAAGATAAGATATAGTTACCAGCCCTACCATCTTCATTTCTCTCTGGATTATCAATGTTTCTATTAAGCTGACTTAGAATAATAAATGCAATAGGATATCTTCTCTTAAGTTTTGTAAGAGTCTCAGCAAATTCATAAAGCATATCCTGCTTGTTCTGCCCATTGTTTACCTTAAGCAGGTATGAATGGTCAAGAGTAATAATCGTATTGACATATCTTGGAACTTCTCCCTCTGTATTAATGTGACTTTCCATGTAATCAATGATTACCTCTTCAATCTCTTTAACAGTCATGGGATTTTCTACTACGTCAATAGGATACTTTACTCTAATCTTTGCATAGTCATAGCATTTTAAAAGAGTTTCATCATCTAGCTGACCATTAGCACTACATAAATCTTTGTATGATCTGTTGACCACACTGGAGAATTCACGTAATGCTGTTACTCTGGAAAGCATCTCGAACTGAAATTCTAATATCCTAAATTCCTCACCTTTATTCAGTACAAATGCGCTATTTACAATATTGTCTTTTACTAAAGTCTTACCAGCACCAGACCTACCTGCGATAACAGTTAGAGTATTCCACTCTATACCATCGGTAGATGCATCATTAAATTTAGGCCAAGGGGTTTTGATACTACGTATCTTACCATCTCTCCTTCCTTTCATGTATTCTAGTGCTTGGACAAAACCATCTTTCTGCCCTTTCCAAGCATGATTTTTTTCTGCCATTATACTGAAAATGAAATTGTTACCGGAGCAGTAACTCAGAATGATTCTAGAACTTTCCGGGATATAAAACTATAACCTTTGCTCAATACTTCCAAGAAAATATTGATAAAAATTATCTGCAGAAAACTAATTTGAATGTGTAGTATATCTGTACTAACTCTCCAAACAATTACATGCAACAGGAGCATGATGGATAACATCATTACAACAGCTGCTAACTTTTTATACGTCATACTACTTTTTCTGATAATGTGGTTTCTTCTTCGTAACCACCGTTTAGAATGATCTCACAATAACTTGCTAAATCTGAGTCTTTAGTTTTATCTGGATTAGTTTTACCTATAAAATATTGGGAGTTCCTCATGTACATAAACTTTTGTTTCTCAAAGCTATCTACATAGTAGGCAGTTGCCTTAAGGATTGTATCCCAACTATAATCATAGTTCTGAAAGAACCATTTAAAGGCCTTATCTATATCCCTACGATTTACCCTGGCTGATTTGCCGCTAGGTAATTTACCTTTAGGGAATAGGTTAAGGTACTGAGCAATATAGTCATCTGACACAATTGGTTTTTGCTCAACTATTTCCGTTTTAAATACGGTTGATACTTTATCTAAAACCGTTTTACCTTCCTCGGTTATTGCATACTTATCATCTATAAGTTTAGCTGCATTAAGATTTCTTAATTCAGTATGCGCATTTACAGACTTAGGTCTACGCTTGTTAGCAATACACCATAAAATATGAAATGCATTAGGGGTTACATCTATTTCATCAAGGATATCGTAAAACTGTGTTAGTATCATAAAGAAATCTTTGGTCTAAGGCAAATTGAGTATAGTTAGCTTCTGTTGTTCTAAATTTATGAGTAGTATCTAGCTCATCAGACATCTCAGCAACAATCAATTTTGCTTTGTCGTAATTGATACCAAATATAGATAGAGCGTCATACAATCCCTTTGCCTGAACATATCTTTTATTGCTAAAAACAATAAATATATATTCACCAGATTTGTAATCTAAATATCCACGAACAGATATCTTATCAGGTAGAGGTACATAGTTTTTAGTACTTGATTCTTTCTTTCCCATTTCTTTCCAGTTCTTTATTTATTTTATTCCATAAATCATTGCAATCCCATTCTGCTTGTCCAGTATAAGCTGCACTTGCAGGATGCGTAGCAAAAATTTTATAATGATTATCTGGTATCATATCAGCATACTCCTGTGCTCTTTTGCCAAGAAATACGTAGATCAAACCTGGTTTATTCCAAATTAGATGATCAATAATTGCTGCCGTAAATGGTTTCCAAACTAACTGATGGGCACCTGGTTTATTGATTGTCGTAGTCAATGCACTATTTAGCATTAACATTCCTTGATTAGCCCATTTTGTTAGGTCTGGTGACCTTTCTAATTCTTGATCTGTAGTTCTTTCTATAGAGTCATACATATACTTTAAAGATTTCTCTATTGTACCATACATGCTACAACTAAAGGCAATACCATCGGCTACATTTACTTGGGGATAAGGATCTTGACCAAGTATTATAACCCTAGTATTTTCATAGGTACATTCCTCAAATGCTCTGAATAGATTCTTTATCTGTGGGGTCCACTTTTTACCACTAACTGATTCATTATAAAGGAATTCCAATATAGAATCAAAGTCAGAAGACATTACAAAATTTACTGTTGCTGGTCCCCAACCAGCTGATTTTAATTTTTGAAATAGTTTATCCTTAATTTCTTGTAGGTTTATATCTTTCATTTATATTTGCGTATTAAATAAAATCAACATGTCAGAAGAAACAACAATGCCAGTAGAGGATCTCAAGCCTGTAAGAGCTGAGGTATATAAGGAAAACACTAACATTACTGTTGAATTGCCTGTAGATTACGTAATGCGATTCAATCAGATGTTGCTAGAGTTTGTTCCTTTCAAAGATCAGGAACACTTTACCGAAGTAATGAAGAAGATTGGTCAAGGCAACATTGACGATGCTTTTACTTACCATTGCCAAACTATCTTGGCATTCCTTACATTAGTAGAATCAGCAGCAAGACAACAAGATAAGCTGCATTGGGTAGAATATGATCCGGCAACCCAGACCAAAACACCAGTTGATGGTCCTCTCAAAGAAGATAATGTAGGGTAAAACCTACATTATCTATTTTTTTGAGATTAGTGTAGGTTAAATCCTACAATATCACCTATTTCTATAATAGTTTGGATAGCCAGACTCATTTCATCTTTGGAGCAATCTGCAAAAGATTTGCATTGCCCATTGATGCATAGTCCTGATCTTAGTTTTACTTCATGCTTAACACTTTCGAATGTATCGCCTGTGTATGTAGCAACTTCTCTTATGCATTTCATCAGTTTAGATAACTGAGCATAGGTTTTATCTGCAGTAATAACCTCGTAGTTTACAGATACAACCTGTCCCTCATCTAGGGACTTTACGAATAAGTCAAGCTTTGACTTACTCATTTCATTTACAATTACTAATTGCTTATTCTCCTTTCTTAGCTGAATTGTTATTGGAAGCTGGTCTGCCATATCTTTTCTTTTTGTATGGTCCACGTTTCTTTGTTGCTAGTTTTTCTGTTGCAACAACTGGTGTACTTGTTACTTTCTTTGAGGCCTCGTTAAGTTCTTTATCTTTTGCACAAAGGCTAACATCAAGCATATTGATTCGTGCATTAGCAGCAATAAGTTTTGAATTTAGATTATTGATTTCTAATTGCTTGATACTTAAACCTCCTTCAAGAGAACTGATTTTATCAATTAATTTTTTTACGGCCTGTCTCCATTTAAGGTCAACAAGGATTCCAGAAATAGCAGCACCGCCAACTGCAAATGCAATACATAAAAAGAAATGCGTCATGGATTTTGATTTTTATAATCGTTAATTAATTTAGTTACTTCCGCTAGATGATAATATTCTAATGACCCAGCAGCCTTGCCAAAATTACTAAGAACTTTGGTAATTTCCAACATATCCATTTCAGGAATTTCCCAAAAACTTTTTATCACATGCCCATGTTCCTTAATTATAATATCAAGAAATGTATTCAGAACATTTTTAGTTTTCTGTTTATTGAACCAAGAGATAGTTGTAGTCTCATCAGCTGCGTATACAGATATCTGCAAAAGCATTAGTAGATTAATGACTTTTAGTTTTTCTTCATATGTCATACTAAAAAATGTATCTAATTGTATTCCAAGGAATTATTAAGTTGTGTAGCATTTTAAACTGGTGGATATAATCATCTTTTAGATTGTGTTTATATCTAATATTCTCACCACCATACTGCGATACTTTGTCTTCCTGAATATCTGGTCTCCATAATAATTCTTCTCCGAGTATTCTATTCTTTAGATTATACTCATGCTTATCTTTATTATGGGTAAGGAAGATTACTTCTGATTTTACTTTATGTTTTATACCAACATGCTTATCTACTAGCTGAAATAATGCTGCATACTCATGCTCCCATCCTTCTGTTACAATTACAGGACTAAAGTTTATGTGCACATCCCAACCAGCTTCTAAGAACTGATCAATAGCAATAATTCTATCTAATATCTTGCTAGTTCCTGGCTCTAATAAATCAGCATATTTCTGGGGCATGAGACTAAATCGTATCCTCATAGAATTGATAGGATCATAGTCCAGCAATTTAGGGTTTACATACTTAGTAGCAAATGAACCAAATGCTTTTCCATGAGTCTTAAAAAACCTAACTATCTTATCAAAGTCGTAATACTTATGATGAAGTGCTAGGTCTTCATTACAACCTATATCATAGGTTATATAATGCTCATGAGTCTGATTAGGTTTATCTACATCGGCAAACCAAGAGTGATGATCAATAGCAGTAAGAACATCATGTATATTCTTAGCTACTGTTAAACCATCTGGCCTATGTCTTTTCATGTAACAATAGCCACAGTTATACAAACAACCATACCCAAAACTGGGTGCAATAAAGTCAGTAGATCTACCCGAAGGTCTAATCTGCATAGACTTTCGGGTAACTAATTCTACTTTACTCATATTACTGCTTCTTCTAATTCTTCTATACTAATACTGTCTAGAACTTGATCTAATGGGGCAAACCGAATGATATTAAAACTAGGTTCTTGTCTCCTACCAAATAAATCCTTTACAATAACTGGATTTTTAATTTCCACTAGAGTAATTCCCATCTTATCATGCATATCATAATATCTCATCTCACGGACAGTATAGATATTATCCTTGATAGGTCTATTAGGTATAATTTCTATTGACCTCGGGTCAAAGACATCATCTATACATACTACTTGATCACCTTCTTTAATCATTGGCTTGTTCTCCTTCGTTAATTCTTTGGTTAATCATCTGGTATATTTCGTCTACAAGATTCCATTGCTCCTCAGCTAGTTCTCTATACTTCCAGATTTGCCGGACATCCTCTCTGATATTAAGTAAAGCTTCACGGTATGCCTCACCATTAATAGCATAACGGAAGTCATCCCCATCTTCAGGAAGGTTAAACTCTAGTGTTGCTTTCATCTTGTTTTTCAATTTGGTTTATCAAATCTTTTAATGTAAGTGCTATATACCACAATGGAACTGATATAATTAATGCTTCAGTTATCATTTTTCACCTCCTTTTATTTAATTATTTTTACATAATGGGTTTCAAACCAATGAGGTTCGTTTCTATGAATGTAAAAACTCCATAAAAGCAATGACGTAAATAAAAGCATTATACCAAAAACTTTTAATTTCTCTTTTAAGCTCATTCGTCACCTCCGTATGTTTCGTTGTAGTATTTTTCTGATTCTTGATTTAATATTTCATCTTTCTGAAACCAATATTCATTGGATAGTGGTGTTAAGTAAGCTTCAATAATCTGCTCCTTCTCCATTGCTTTGGCTTGATTAAATACTTCAATAACATTAATAAATGGAATCTTTTTTAATTCACATTCCAACCACTCTACTGCTGTTTGTTTACTCATTTGTTACCTCCCAATAATGTTTACATGTACCATCTTTTTCCAAGGGTATTCCTAAGAAATAACTCTGTCTAAAGCTAGATGGTGTAGCAGTATGTCTGTAACAAGAGTGTTTCAGGGGGCAATCACCCCCTGAACACATTGCAATATCCGGCATCTTAGTTAGATTTAACTGTAAACTTATTCTCCCTACAGTCAGCAATAATCTTCACAAAATAGTCTTGATCTTCTACTACTATCTCTTTTGTAAAAGAGTCATAGGATCTACCATTTTGGAAGTATGCCTTAATAATCTTATTAGAAGCTAAACGGTTTACATCTGATTCTTTTAGATTAAACCATGAATTACCTTCACAGTTAAACTTATTCCAGCTTACTAATGAAAGCTTGGTGCTATCAGATAGCATGAGAATAAGCTTATCATTCTCATTGCAGTTACCAATGTTTACACTTTTAATCATAATATCAGCTACAGATAACTGACCCGCTTTATCTACAATTCTAGCATCAACAGTAAAGCCTACTGTTTTATTATCGTTAGCTAAAATCATGTTATGTCTAGGATAATAGACACACTTATCGGTCATATCATCACAGTCTTTTACTACACATTGTTGCGCTACAGACAAGAATGGCAAAGCCATTAAGAAAGAAATAAATACTTTTTTCATGTTGGTTTAATAAATTTAGTTAATTTTTTTACTCGTAATTTGCATAACCTAGATCCTCCCATACAGGAGGTTTGGTTTCATTAGGATCATTCATCCTTAGTTGATTTGCCGATTCCATTCTTTTTACCCCAGTTAATTATAGTTCTTTCTATTAAAAATAATACATCAGGAGCAATTTCTCCATCACAATCCTCTACACACTTTATATCCTTAACACAATATGGCTGAAAATTAGGCGGAATTGGCCTATCTACAATTGTTTTCTCTACTGTAAATACATATTTACGATCCAATTCTATGGTACCTTCATATACCTC